GTTGGTTAAAAATCAAACCGAAGCTAAATCTGATCAATGGCACGTGGTCGAATTTCCAGCGATCATGGACCAAGGAACAAAACAAGTTCCTGTATGGCCAGAGTACTGGAATTTAGATGAATTAGAAAAAGTAAAAGCAGCTCTTCCTGTTGGTAAATGGAACGCTCAATGGATGCAACAACCAACCAGTGAAGAAGGCGCAATCTTAAAACGTGAATGGTGGAGGACTTATACTAAAGAACATATTCCAAGACTAGACCATGTTATACAGTCTTATGATACAGCGTTTCTTAAAAAAGAAACAGCTGACTATTCAGCAATTACCACATGGGGTATTTTTAGACCCACAGATGATGATCCACCTAATTTAATTTTACTTGATGCTGTAAAGGGTAGATATGAATTTCCTGAACTTAGACGTAAGGCACTAGAGCAATACGAATACTGGCAGCCTGAATCTGTTATTGTTGAGGCCAAAGCCTCTGGTTTACCTTTAACTTATGAGCTTAGACAAATGGATATACCAGTTGTAAATTTTACACCTAGTAAAGGAAATGACAAACATGCTCGTGTAAATGCTGTTGCACCTTTATTTGAATCTGGTATGATATGGGCTCCTGAACAAAAGTTCGCAGAAGAAGTCATTGAAGAATGCGCTGCTTTTCCATTCGGAGATCATGACGACTTGGTTGATAGTACAACACAAGCAATTATGCGTTTTAGACAAGGTGGATTAATAGGTCACCCAGAAGATTATATCGACGACAATGTCGAAAAAACTAAAAGGAATTATTACTAATGTTAAAACTTTTAATACAAGCATTCAAAGCAAGTAAAGGCAGAATGCCTAACAACTTAGAAATGCTTTTGTTAAAACAAAAAGCAGCCAATCAAGCTATTGACGAAAGAAAAGTTGTTAACATGTTTGACCGTGAACCAGTTAATCCTAACAAGCCTATACTAGGCGGTAAAAATATTGACGAGACCGAAGAACAGATTAGAGAAAGACTTATAAAACAAAATGAACAAGGTATTGCAAATCTTAAAAATAAATTAGATGACCCAGAGAAAAAAGCAATGGGGGGACGTATTGGTTATGCAGGTGGAAGTAAAGTTGTTCAAGGTTTATTAAAAGCATTACAAAATAAATTTGGTAAAAAAGCAATCACGACTGCAGACAAACTTAAACCACCACAAAAGACTTTAGATCGAGATATGTTTAAAAAATTTAAAGACAGAAACCCTGATCCAAACAGAGAAATGACTGAGGATGAAATTTATGATTTTGCAGATGAAATAGGAGGGGAATTAGATGCTTATGATTTTGATGGCACAGTTGGTTCTGCAAACAGAATAAGAATAGAACATAAAGAATATATGGATGATATGTATCAACAATACAGAATGGGTAAACTAGATCCAGAACCAGGTGACAAATCAGAAGCTAGAAAAATATTTTTACAAAAAAAATTAGATGAAATGGAAGGAAGTGGTGATAGAAAATTAATGACTGTAGATGAAATTGAAGAACTAGCTTCATTTGATCTTGGAACTGAAATGGACGTAGCAAAATCTCTCGCTCCTAAAATGGTAGAGAGATTACAGTTAAAACAAAAATACCCAGGTATTACAGATGATCTATTGGACAAAATATTAATTGATGATAACATGCAAAGAAAAGCAGAAGTACTAGCAACACTAGACGAGGCATTTAAAATGATGGAAAAAGGTAAAGGCACTGATGAGATTATAAATACATTTAAAAATGTAACTAGAACTAAACAAGCTGATGGCGGAATAATGAGAGCAGCTTATGCAGGTGGCGGCATGGGTCGTAGAGGATTTTTAAAATTATTAGGTAGCCTTGGTGCAGGGGCCGCGGCTATTAAAACAGGTATACTTGGACTTGGTGGTAAACAAGCTGGTAAAAAAACAGTAGAAGAAGTTGTCAAACAGACTTCAACAGGTACACCTCCTCCGTACTTTTTTAAACTAGCAGAAAAAATTAAAAACTTAGGAAATGATGTAACAGCTACTACAGATAGAACTGTTTCTAAATCTTTAAAATCTAAAGATGGTACAGCAGATTATATATTAGAAGAAGATATGGTAACAGGAGACACACTTATTAAAAAAATTAATAAAGAAGGCGATGAAATGGTTACTGACGTGGAGATCATGGAACTTAGAAAAGGTGAAGTTGTAAGAGGACCTGATGGTAAACCTGTTAGAGTTCCTGACAGTTATGAAGAAGTTACAGAAGCTAACATGAGAATTGAAGGAGATACATTTAATGATCCTTATTATACAGACGGAATTAAAGTAGAAGAAATTATGAAAGAAGTTGGTGAGCAAGCTCCATCAATTAAAAAAGCATCAGGCGGTATTGCTCGAATGTTAGGAGAGTAATGGACCCCTTCGATCTTATAGGACAGAGACTAGAGAACTTTTCATCTATCTACGATGACGATGGCCCAAGCACCACGGTCCAAGAATCACGGCCCATGTTTCAATTTGGTGGCGGTGCAGATGCACAAAAAATGGGAACAGAAGCATCAAGAGTATTTTTTAAAAATAGATCAGTTGATAAACCTACTCCAACTTTTGAAGGAGGAACAGGAAAAGCTAAAGTAACTAATGCTAAATTTAAAAATCCTACTCAAGAAAAAGAATATATAAAAATTTTAGAAGACAGATTTAAATTTCCAAAAGGTTCTAAAGAAGCACGGAAAGTTGCAAGCAATGCAGACATATCTAAAAAATTTGGAATATCTTTAAACAATGTCGAAAGAGTAAATAAGGCTTTAATAAATAAATTAGATTTAAAATACCCTACTCAAACTTATGAGGGTTATGAAAAAATACAAAGAGATCGAGATAAGATTAGAAAAGAAAATATTAAAAAAACTTCGTCAACAGGCGTAGAGTCAAAAATTAAAAGAGATATTAAAAAAGTAGACCCCACTGCTTTAGCTAATGATGTAGACATAGCTCACAGAGCTTCCTTAAAAGCTAATGCTAACATAGGTTCAAAATATTTAGTATCTTCTTTAGGCCTTGATTCAAAAGTTGTTAATCAATCTATAGTAAAACCCATAGAACAAAAATTAGGAACTTTATACGAGCTTCAAAAAAAATTAATTAAAGGACTAGAACCTGGAAATATTTCCAAAGAAAAACAGTTACAAATAGAAAAGTTAAATAAAAAAATATCTGAGTTAGCTGATAGAACAAAAGGAACTTTACAGGGTGTTTTGATTGATGAAAAAACATTAAAGCCTGTTATATATGGTGTTGATTATTCAAAAACTTTAGGTTTTGGGTTAGTTAACAAACCCGTTTCAGAATTAACTCAAGCCGATAGAGATCTTATAAAATTAAATATTGGGGAACAAATAAAAGCAGCTAAATTAGATAAAGGTCAACAGATACGTTTAGCTAAAATAGGTTGTCCAGGTAAAGCTAATGGTGGTCGAATAGGTTTTGACCAAGGTTTAAATGTAACAGCGTGTGCTACAAAAGGTATAGAAAAATTACAAGGTGATCCAAGTAAACTGACACCAGGTGATAAAGCAAATGTAACAGCTATAACTAAAACAATTCAAGGTGGGAGATTTTTAAAAAATATGTTAGGTCCAACAGCCTTGGCTTATGAAGCGTTATTTGCTGCTCCATTTGCTGCGTATGAGTATGCAAAAGGTGCAAACAAAGATGAAATTATATCTAATGCCACTTATGGTTTGTTTGGTAAAAGTGAAGAAGAACAGTTAAAAGAAAAATATGCAGACTATGGAAAAGCACAAAAATTGAAAGATACATATGATGATTCATTAAGAGCAGAAAATTTATCTACTCAAGGTGGTGGATATAGAACACAAGCAATGAATAAATTAAAAGCAGAAGATTTAAACAAAAAAGCTTTAGAACAATCAAAAACATTTAATACTACCCTGCCTCCAAGTATGGGTTTTAAAGGAGATTTTGATTTAGATATGTTTTTCAATGCGCAAGCTCTTGATCAAAAAAGAAGAGAAGAGTTCGCAAAAGAAAAAGAACAACGATCTAAAGAAATAGGTATCTTAAAACCTTCAACAGGTTTAGAAGCAATTGAACTTGCAGGCGGTGGTATTGCAAAAGAAGCAGGAGATAGATCAGGCCCACCACCAGAATCAGGACCTACACCTCAAGGGTTGCAAGGTCTATTTAATCGTGTTAAGAAGATATAGGAGAAATAAATGGCAGATATAGATAAAGGACTTCCTAACACTAGGACTAAGATTGATATCCCTTCAGAAGAAGAGATGTCAGAAGAAGTTAATATTCAGGAAGAAGACGTTAATAAAGGACCTGTAGAAATTATTCAAGAAGAAGATGGCGGAGCTACGTTAGACTTTGATCCCGGTGCAATTAATATTTCTGGAACAGAATCACATTTTGATAATTTAGCTGATATTTTACCTGATGATATTTTAGAACCTGTTGGAAACGAAATGGTTCAAAATTTTATGGACTACAAATCATCTAGAAAAGAATGGGAACAATCTTATAGAACAGGACTAGATCTTCTAGGTTTTAAATACGAAAACAGAACTGAACCTTTTCAAGGAGCTTCAGGTGCAACACACCCAGTATTAGCAGAAGCTGTTACACAATTTCAAGCTCAAGCTTACAAAGAATTATTACCAAGTGATGGACCAGTAAGAACACAAGTTATTGGTAAAAAAAGTCCTCAAGTAGAACAGCAGGCACAGCGTGTCAAAGATTACATGAACTATTTAATTATGGATCAGATCAAAGAATATGAATCTGAATTTGATTCTATGTTATTTCATTTACCATTAGCAGGTTCTACATTTAAAAAAATTTACTACGATACTACAATGGCAAGAGCCGTATCAAAGTTTGTACCAGCGGATGAATTAGTTGTCCCGTATACAGCTACCTCATTAGAAGATGCGGAGGCAGTTATTCATACCGTGAAAATTTCAGAAAACGAATTAAGAAAACAACAAGTGTCTGGATTCTATAGAGATGTAGAACTAGGTCCTCCAGGAACTCCTTTAAATAATGATTTAGAAAAAAAAGAACGTGAACTAGAAGGAACTAAGAAGACAGGTAAGAACGAACCTATTTATACTTTACTAGAGTGTCATGTTAATTTAGATCTAGAAGGTTTTGAAGACATGGGTGAAGACAAAGAGCCAACTGGAATTAAGCTACCTTACATTGTAACTGTTGATGAAGGAAGCAGAGAAGTTTTAGCTATTAGAAGAAACTATGCTCCAGAAGATGTAAAGAAAAACAAAATTAATTATTTTGTGCATTTTAAATTTTTACCAGGTCTAGGTTTTTATGGTTTTGGTTTAATCCACATGATTGGTGGACTATCACGTACAGCAACAGCTGCATTAAGACAATTATTAGATGCTGGAACTTTAGCTAACTTACCTGCTGGATTTAAACAACGTGGAGTTAGAGTTAGAGATGAAGCATCGCCAATACAACCAGGTGAATTTAAAGATGTAGATGCACCCGGTGGTAATTTAAGAGATGCATTCTTTCCATTACCTTACAAAGAACCAAGTCAAACACTTCTACAGTTATTGGGAGTAGTTGTACAAGCTGGTCAAAGATTCGCGGCTATTGCTGATATGCAAGTAGGCGATGGTAACCAAGGCGCTGCAGTTGGAACTACAGTTGCACTTCTTGAGCGTGGTTCACGTGTAATGTCTGCAATACATAAAAGATGTTATGCAGCAATGAAGAATGAATTTAGATTGTTAGGAAAAATAGTTGCGCAGTATTTACCACCAGAATATCCTTATGATGTTGTGGGTGGTGAAAGAAATATTAAACAATCTGATTTTGATGATAGAGTAGATGTAGTCCCTGTAGCTGATCCTAATATATTTTCAATGTCACAAAGAATTACACTTGCACAAACGCAATTACAAATTGCAACAAGCAATCCACAACTTCACAACATGTATCAAATTTATAGAAACATGTATAATGCGATTGGTGTAAAAGATGTAGATGCCGTTCTGCCTCCAACACCACCAGAAGCACCTAAAGATCCTTCTTTAGAACACATTGATGCTATGGGTGGTAAACCTTTCAAAGCTTTTCCTGGTCAAGATCATAGAGCACACATTACAGCTCACTTGAATTTTATGTCTGTTAACATGGTAAGAAACAATCCACCTGTTATGGCTGCAATTCAAAAAAATATATTAGAACACATTTCAATTATGGCTCAAGAACAAGTTCAAATGGAATTTAGAGAACAGCTTGCACAAATACAACAGATGCAACAGATGGCAGCAACCAATCCACAGATACAAGAACAAGTTCAAATGTTAAATAATGAAGTAGAAGGAAGAAAAGCAGTGTTAATTGCTGAAATGACAGAAGAATTTATGAAAGAAGAGAACCAAATTACTTCTCAATTTGATAATGACCCATTATTAAAACTAAAATCACGTGAAGTTGACCTAAGAGCAATGGAAAATGACAGAAAAAGAGAAGCTGATGAAACAAAAGCTAATTTCGATAGAGCAAAATTGATGCAAGCAAGAGATTTAGCAGAAGATAAGATGGATCAGAACGAAGAATTAGCAGAATTAAGAGCTAATACTAGTTTAGCTAAATCTGGCATGCAACAAATGTCTATCTTTGATGAAAAATAATGGTATATTAAATTAAAAAAGGTAAAAACTATGATGAACTATAAAAAAGAAAAACAAATGGCAGTTCCAAGTCAAAATGTAGAAATAGATCCAAGATCTAAAACTACTGCTGATGGTTCTTTCAATTATATTCCTGCTGGAGACAAAGCAGAAGTAAGAGGAACTAAAAGAATGCTAAAAGATAAGAAAAAAACAGCTACTTGGTACTAATATGTGGTTATCGGCAATTAAATTAGCCGTCTCTGCTGGTAGTAAAATTTACGCTAACAAACAGAAGACTAAAATAGCTATGTCAGATGCACAGCTTATGCATGCATCAAGAATGGCTGAAGGAAAAGAAGCTTACCAAGGAAAACTTCTTGAAGCTAGACAATCGGACTGGAAGGACGAGGCAGTTTTGATAATTCTAAGTTTGCCAATTGCAATTTTGGCCTGGGCAGTCGTATCAGATGATCCAACAGCGATGGACAAGGTAAAACTGTTCTTTGACATGTTCTCCGAGCTCCCTTCATGGTTCACAAATCTTTGGATCCTTGTCGTGGCGAGTATTTATGGTATAAAGGGTACACAAATTTTTAAAAACGGAGGAAAAAAATAATGGCTGTAGGATTTTTTGGTAAATTACTTTTAAAAAAAGGTGCAAGTAAAGTTTCACCAACTATTAAGTCGGTTAAAACAAATGTTCCTGAAACAAAATTAGAGAAAGCTACAAGCAAATTAAATATTGCTAAACACAAAACTAAAATGTCTAAAGCAAAGTTAGATCAAACTTTGTTTAATATAGATCAAGCTGCTAAAAAATCTAAAGAAAAAGCTAAAGATAAAAGAAACGAAAAAATAGTTAAAAAATTTATAGGAGAAAAATAATGCCAGGAAAACCAATTAGTAAAAGTAAAAATAAAGGCTTACTTAAATTAGCTAAAAAGAAACCAGAACTAGCAAAAAAATTTGGATACAATCCAAAAAGAATAGTTGCTAAAAAAGGTGGTAAAGCATAATGGCTAAACTTTGTGCAAAAGGCAAAGCAGCAGCTAAAAGAAAATTCAAAGTATACCCTTCAGCATATGCTAACATGTATGGTTCAGCCGTATGTTCAGGTAAAGTTACACCAGGTGGCAAGAAAAAAAGAAAAAAAGCTATGGGTGGTGGAATGATGGATATGACTAGAATGAAATACTTTAAAGGCGGCCGTGTTTAATGCGTACTCACTTTTCACAAGGTGGGTTAAGAAAATGGGTATCGGAAAAATGGGTCGATATCGGAGCACCGAAGAAAAACGGGAAGTATCAACCATGTGGCAGAAGCAAAGGCTCAAAGAGGAAATATCCAAAATGCGTCCCACTTGCAAAAGCCACACAGATGTCAAAAGGGCAAAAGGCGAGTGCTGTCAAACGAAAAAGAGCAGCTGGGAACCCGGGCGGTAAACCAACCAACGTAAAAACATTTGCATGAGACAAGATTTTAAAAGAGGTGGTAGTCCAGCGTGGACTAGAAAAGAAGGTAAATCAGAATCAGGTGGTTTAAATCAAAAAGGTGTTGATTCATATAAGGCAGCTAACCCTGGTTCTAAATTAAAAACAGCTGTTACAACAAAACCATCAAAATTAAAAAAAGGATCTAAAGCTGCAAAAAGACGTAAATCGTTCTGCGCGCGTATGAGGGGGATGCGTAAAAGACAAAAGGCTAGTAATAATACTGGAGACGATAGACTATCTAAATCGCTTAGAAAGTGGAACTGCTAGTGAGAGACACGAAATTTTTAGAGGAGTATTCTAAGAAGAAAGAAAAAGATAAAAAACAAATGAGCCTTTTTAAAGAGTTAAAAAAAGAAGTAAATTCTGGTGCTCACGGCACTCAAAATTATGTTATTAAAAAAGGTGAAAACACAGGAAAGGTAGCAAAGAAATAATGCAATTAGAAACAGTAATTAATAAACTTTTAAGATTCTTAAAAGAAAGAACAGAGGACCTATCTATTACAGTAACTTCAGGAAGTGTTGACAACATGGAAAATTACAAGTATATAATAGGACAAATCAATGCATTGGAATCAGTGCATCAGGAAATCTCTAACCTGCTAAACGATAAGGAGCACAATGAAGGAACAGTCATCAATACTAACACCGAACAATGATCTTGTTGGTGTAAAAAAATCAAACAAAAAAATAGAGAAAAAAGAAGAACCAAAATTACCTCAACCAACTGGTTGGAGAATTTTAGTTTTGCCTTTTAAAATGAAAGACAAAACTAAGGGAGGAGTAATTCTTGCAGAAGACACTCTTGAGAGACAACAAGTTGCATCTCAAGTTGGTTTAGTCTTAGCTATGGGTCCACAATGTTATAAGGATAAAGAAAGATATCCTGAAGGCCCGTGGTGCAAGGTTAATGATTGGGTTATGTTTGCACGTTATGCAGGTAGCCGAGTTAAAATAGAAGGTGGGGAGATTCGTATGCTAAACGACGATGAAGTTTTAGCAACAATTGATAGTCCAGAGGACATCTTGCATGAGTTTTAATCATAGGAAGGAGTAACTATGCCAGACGAAGAAAACAAAATGGTACCAATAGATACATCAGGACCTGATGCAGAAGTTGATATCGAAGAACAAAAAGAAGAAGCCGTTGTAGAAACGGAAAACACAGAACAAGAAACAGGAACAGATAAATCATTTGAAAACGAACGAGAAACAAAGTTAGACGAAAAAAAACAAGATGAAAATCTTGAAGATTACAGTAAAGGGGTACAATCTCGTATTGCGAAATTAACTCGTAAAATGAGAGAAGCAGAAAGAAGAGAACAAGCTGCTGTTCAGTACGCA